TTATTCCGGCATTTTTGTGGTATTTGTGGCAAAATTTGTGGTATTTTCATCTGTTTTTAGTGTGAAAAAAGCATCTACTTTGGACTGATTATATTGACGCAAATTAGAACTTAGATGACTATAGTATTTCAAGGTTGTATTAATATCATCATGACCAAGTCTATCAGCTACATATATAATATCCATGCCAGCTTCTACACATAAGCCTGTGTGCGTATGTCGTAGCTTGTGTAATGTCACTGGTTCAGAATTAATTGTATTACATATCTTCTTCAAAGCTTTATTACATGACGCGTTGTCAATGGGCTTATTGTGGTAAGTGATGAATAATAACATCAACGGATTCTGTATATCATGTTCTTTCATATAATCAGTATGCCATGTAAGATAAGACTGTAAATATTGAACAGTAGAGTTATCAATATAAATCACACGTGATTTTTTTGTCTTGGTATCAATGAATGTATTAGTGTACTTATAATCCCACGCTTTATTGACTGTTATAGAACGTTTAGCGAAATTAATATCTTTCTTTGTTAGTGCAATAATCTCTTCGAACCTCATACCTGTTTGCACTGCTAGAAAGATAACTGCTCGTGATATAGAATGAAAATTTGCAAGTTCTTCTAATAGTAAATGAACCTTGTCGGTTTCCATAAATTGTGCTTTTGTTTTTGCCACATCATGTCCGCTTATATGAGCGCCTATGGCTGGGTTTTTCTTCATGTAGCCTAAATGGACAGCTTTATTAAAAATCGCTCTAATTTTGCGGTGCCGGGTGTCTACAGTGGATATTGCATAGTCTACAGATAAATGATTAATAAATTGTTGATACTGCACAGCATCAATCGAATTAAGTTTAATTTTTTCATCGAAATAATCAACGAACTGATTATAAGCAAGATCATATAAATTAATTGTAGATTGACTGCTTTTTCCATCTTTAAAAGTTTTCATGAATAATTCGTAAAACTCTTTGAATTTCCACTCTTTTAAAGAACTACTATCATGTTCAGCTTGTTTTAATAATTTAGACGCTTTATACATTAAGTTTGTTTCACTTGTATCTGTCAAACGCTTTTCTTTCCATTCACCGTCGACTTTGATGCGCAAACGAACGGCGTATTTTCCATTTTTTAACTTTTTAATTTTCATTAATAGCACCACCTCTTTGATTTGGAACGTATGTTCTTTTGAAGGGTACAGCAAACTATGTTAAAATATATTTGCATACTCTATGTGTGTATTTAAAACGCTTATCTCTTGCGGGGAGGGCGTTTTTTTAGTTTGTTAATGTTTTAATTGCATTCGTATAGCTATCATCCAAGGATTCCAATGCAATCTCGAACTGGTTATAATAGTAATCAATATCTTTGGCACCATCGAGTTGCTCGTTTACGTAATCTTCAATTGATGCGAGAGTAGTTATTGCTTCTTTCCAATAATCATATGCTGCGTCAGAATATTTATCAGACTTAACGTCGCTAAGCATTGAGCTCGAATGTTCAGAACTTTCGTCACTTAAATTACTAATTACAGTTAACTCTTGTTTTAAATTACTGCTATCATCATTTTTAATATCATTATTGATAGATGGAATTAAAGTATTTCTTATGCTATTTTGCATATCTTCTATGGCATTTATATTGTTTTTTTTGTTTAATGTTGGAAGGCTTTTTTCGAAATCTTCATCACTTGCAGAACTAGTGTCGTTTACATCATCATAGTTTGTATCCTTATTTTCTCCGTAATAATTTGTATTTGAGGAAGCCTCTTGTTTTTTAGGAGTTTCTTTTTTTGGGGCATCAGTATTAGTAGCAATAAAAACGCCACCTAAAAAGAATAAAAACGATAAGGGGATGACAGCTAACTTAGATATATGTTGATACTTTTTAAAATTCATTTTTCCAGACAATAGTAATAAAAATATATAAATCAATGCCATTGCGATGATCCAAAAAGAAAATATTATGAAAAAATTACTGTCAGAGATATCTGCAACGAAAAGCCATAAAGTATAACTAATGGCTAAAAAAGTTATACCTTTCATTAATTTTTTTGATCTATCATTTTTCTTAATTGCTAATACAAAGAAAACTATACTAACTATCAAACTGGCTAAAAATAACAATCCAAAACTCCACATTTTCATTCTCTCCCTTTATTTAATTTTATCTAAAACTTATAGCATGAGTGCCTAACAGGCTACAATCTGAATACTACTCCTGAAAATAACTATATACCCATTGCATTCTACAACGTTCCCATGCTTACTTTTATAATACTCGATAGAATGTTTTAAAAATTCTTCTGTAACTTCTAAAAAATCCGCAACCTCGTAGTACTCAGTAAAACCTTCATAATAAGCATCAATAATTTTACGCAAAGGTACTAGTGACTCATAGCCCCAATTTCTAGCAAGATTTTCCTGTTTTCTATCATTAACTGTTTCTTGTTTAATAATATTACCAACAGTCAAATGATGATGTCCAACTTCCTCTGCTAATGTACAGCGCATTTCAATATCATTTTGTTGAGGATTTACGAATATTCTACTATTATAGTATAATCCTTTGTGAACCTGCTCCATGTTCTTATCTTCAATGATAGTCAGCTCAGGATATTGCTCTCTGTATTTATCTAACCACATACATACATCTCATTTCTTATTTATATTTTTGTTGAATGAAATCAATATACTCAAGAATTTTTTTCATATCTTCTTCTGTTGCGGATGGATCAATATGCGCGGCTAGTGTTGTCGCTTCTTGAGGGATGTCGTTGTCGACATAGGGGTTGTCAGTTCTTCCTACTAAGTAGTCAATTGATACATTAAAATAGTCGGCTACTTTTTGAAGTTTGTCTAAAGCTGGTTTTTGAGTTTTCCACCTGTATATAGAGTTTTCACCCATTTCTAATTCGCTAGTCAATTGTGAAATTGTTATTCCTTTCTTAGCAGAAAGTTTTTTTATTCGTTCAAACGTAGTCATATCAATACCTCACAGCATTATTGAATACAAACTACCGAAAAAGGTTGTAAAAATACTTTACAACTACCATAAGTGGTGGTAAGATATATTCATAAGCTAATTATTTAGCTAAACAAGACAACAAATAACCCCATAAAAATACTCGTTCCCCAACGATTAATGGCTTTTGATAGGCTTATTTAGCTATGGGTATATACTATCACTATTGGTTGTTTTTGTCAACATTATGCTAAATAATTAGCTAATAAGATAGAAAGGAGTGATGGAGAGGTGGAGAGAATTATTGAACTACGATTGATCGACGCAATCGAAAGCATTGAAAAAAGCCTTAACACTCTGGCAGAGGATGCTAAGGCTAATAGAAAACTGAAAGAAGAAGTTTTAGACAAATTGGTTACTGTGGAAGAAAAAGTTTCAGATATGAAGATTGATCCTTTTGGATTAAATGAAGGGGGTAAATTATGAAGAAAATATCTTGTGAATTATTAATTCCGATGATTGTGTCGATATTAACTTCTGTAGGTATAACTTTATTACTTCAAAAATTGTTTGGTTAGCCAATAATTTATCCAGAATACAACAATTGAAGTTACTACAGAAACTCCAAATGGAATATCGTCCAATGACCAATCTTTCATGATGATTTTATGAATTTGCTCAATGTCCCAAAAATCCACGGCTTTTATTTTAGCAACTTTGTTTTTTCTTCTAACTATATATTCTTTGTACATGGATGCAAGTAAGAATTTTGCATCATTTGTAAGTAAATCTAAATTATACATCTTTAATCACCCCCCCAAAGTGATTATAGCAAAAAATGGAAAAGGAGGTGGATAAGATGCCACACGAAAAACAAACAGAACAAGTAGCAGAAATTATCGGGGTGCTAGTAAAAAACGGAGCGTCAGCAAAAGAAGCTTTAAAAATTTTGGATGAAGTAGAGACAACATATTTAGAAAGATGTTGGCATGTTGCTTCCGACAACACACCAACGGCTAATTAACTGTACATGTCTATGATTGTAACAATTGCAGTAGTTCTGAAAGTAAATGGTTTTTTGGATTTGAATTCAGAATTTTTGAAGACATATGATTTTTGACGATATTCAAGATTATCATAATCACTACGTTGAATGGTTAAAAAAGCATAACGATCAGTGTTGTTTAGTAACTCATCATAATCTTTTTGCCAGCTATAACCACTGTTTGTAATTTCAGCTGTTGGCAGTTCATTAGTAAATGATAGTTTATCAAAGCCATCTACCAAGATATCTGTCCCATCTACTAAACATACTTTTAAAGTTATATCCAATATAATCACCTCCCAAGCTGATTATACACCAATATAAATAAGAAAGGAGCAAGAAAAGTGACCCTTCGAGATAAAATTCTACTTTATTTAATCGACAACCCGAACGCAACGAACAAAGAAATCGCAGAAATCATGGAAGCAAAAGAATCCAATATAAAGGTCGAAATATCAAGGCTCAAGTCGAAAGAATTTATTGAAGTAAAAGGAACTGGCGCAAATCGAACTATCGCTGTACTTAAAGAACCAAAATCAAAGGTTCTTATCGACAAACGAGAACGATACAATCGACAATTAGATTTCTTAGAAGACATCATGTTCTCAGATGTTGATCCTAAATATCGACTAGAGGCATCAGCACAACATATAAGAATTTTGAACAAAGTATAGAAAGGAGCAAAAACATGTCAGTAGAACATCAGCGTTTTGCAGTCGCAGTATATGCAAAATTAAAGGCAATAAACATGAAACAATCTGATTTAGCGAAGACGTTAAATATTAGCAATCCGTATTTATCAGATATTATCAACGGCAGACGTGAAGCGTCGAAAGTGAGAAAAAACATCATCGAAATATTAGCATTAGACGTTGAAACAGAGAAAGGAGAATAAAAATGGCACGTCCTGTAAAAAATAAACATAGAACTATCAATTTTTTATACGGAGTTTGGACGTTAGAAGAATTTGCACAAGCTAGTCCAAGAACATACGGCTGGTGGTTGGATAACATTAAAGACTTCCCTGAACTTGCAGAATTTAGCAATTGGGCTACAAAGAATCAACGTGAAGCGTGGGCATTTGATGCAGTAAAAGCGAATGATTGGCTGATTAAAAAATTTGTATATAAGGAGGTCTGAAAATGATTGATGAAGCCGAAGTATTACTTGCCGAAATACGAAAATATGACCCGGGATTTAGTCCTAGATCAACAGGTAAATATCTACTCACAGAGCTTCAATCTCGGCATTTAGACTACGAAATAAAACACAAGAAGAGACCAAAGTACAAGCATAGATTTGCGAATTCGATTGAGCGACATTGGTAAAAGAAAAACCCACAGCTATAAATAGTAAGTTAGAGCTTACTAAAACTGTGAGTTACAAAATAATATTTAAGCTAATTATATCACAGAAATGGAGATATGAGAATGAAGAAATTTTTAAATGAACATGAAAGTAAGCTACTAGTATTTATGTTTTGTTTTCAAGTAGGTGCATTATTATCAGTCACATATATTATTGCTGAATGGATAAAAATATTTTTGAAATGAGGTTTTGCAATGAAGCTATTACGATTTTTTGGGCTAATAAGTATTGATGAAAACGGAAATGAATATATTGAAAAATCAGATAGATATACATTAGTTTGCTTAGCTTTGACTGTTTTAATTGCATTTGTGGTCTGTATAGGAAGTCTGATATTAAATGGCTGA